GCATCTTACGGGTAGCACCAGCGAACACCTGACCACCGATCAAATTGACCGGCTTCAAGCCATAAGGCTTGTCAATAGTGGGGTAAGCCATTTGTTAACTCCAAATTTAAATTTAAGAACCTTTACCAAAGCTTGTCGAAGACTTACTCTCTTTAAAGAGCGGCATCCGCGCATCACTTTGACGCATTAAACTATTATCTACAGCCTCTGTCTGAGCTTGGGTTTGGCGTGAAAAATGTTCATTACGCTGTTGCACAAATTCAGTTGGAGTCTTGCAAAGTAATAATCCATCAATCTCAACATTATCTTTAAAACGACTTTGAGGATCGACTAGCAGTTGAAATTTGGGTTGTTCCTCTATCTTAACTGGTTCCCAACCTTCTCTCAATTTTGATGAAAGATTACGAGGGTCAGCTTTGCCTAAAGTAGCAACACGAATCCATCTATACGAAAACCCAGCCTGTTTATCTGGTTCAGGAAGCAATTCCGCCTGTGCCCACTGCTTAGGGCGCTGTTGGGTTGCACGGGTTTCTAACTCACGAGTAAGTCTGTTATCAGCCATTATTAAGCCTCCAATTTAATTGCTTCACGAGCATATTGCTCAGGGGTCAAACCAAGTTTTTTTGCAAGTTGGATCTGACTAGCTTTTAACCTAATTTTATTAGGAGAGGTACTTCGTGTGGCTGAAGCAACTACTGTGCCTGATCTTGTACGAGACGTTGATGTCTTCGTTTCTGGCTCAGAATCATAAAAATTTTCTGAAAACCGTTTGCGCATTGTTTTGTCCAATGTCACGTAATATTCGTCTGAACCAACAACTACACCAGTGCGTTTAAGCTTTTCGTGTAAGCCTAAAGCTGCAGCAGTCATTTCCTCATCTTGCCCAAACCAAGCATTGCGCTCTTGCCACGCCATTGCTTTATTATCAGGTTTATTTTGAGGTTGTTGCTGTTCTTGATATCTTTGTACTTCATTTTCGTTATTTTGTAAAGCAGTTGGGCGAAAATTTTTCGCTGAGTGCAATTTAAAGTTAGCTTCTTGCATTAACTGTTGCGCTTCTACCAATTTATCAGCGTCACCAGAGTCATAAGCTTCTTTGTAAGACTTCTTTGCCATCTCCAGTTCCATAGATGCTGCGTTATGGACTGTATTGACGTATTGTTTTTCTCCGGCAGAGTACTGCTCTCTTAACCGCTTGTTTTCATCCGCTACTTTGCGTGCGTATGATACTGCTTCTTTTTGTTCACGGTAAGCAGCTTCTTTAGCTCGGCGCTCATCATGCCAAACCTTTTTCATTTGCTTAAGGCGAACTTTAACTTTGTCAGAATATTCTTCTAACTCATCTTGTTCAAGTTCTTCTATTACCTCTTTAGGCATGGGTTCGCGCCCACGATCCTGTTCTGGGGTGTCGTCTTCTATTTCAATTTCAAAGTTATCTTCGACTTCACCCCCCTTATCTTTAGAATCCTCGATTTCATCGGGGAACTTAAATTCTTCTTTTTCGTAATTAGCCATCTTGTAGGCTCCTTATTTACGTTTGATACCGCGAGGATCGTCTACAACGCCTTCAACAGTATCATCATTAATTAAACGAAACTCGCGCCCGTGGATAACGAGTCTTGAACCAGCGTTGGGGCGAACTAATACAAAGTCACCTTCCTTGCACCAAGCACCTGAGGGAAACTTGTTGGGATCTTTATAGCAATCAGGACCTAACTTAACTACAAAAAGAACCGTTGTGAGGATTTCTTCGTTGCGTAAGGTCTCGTCTGCTTTAACGATACCACTGTCGTACTCTTTTTCAACTTCTGGGATAGCGCACAAAATGTGGTATCCAGAAGGGTTTGGTAGTTGCTTTGCTTTTTCTTCGGTTGTGGCCTCGGAGCGGTAGCTTCCAACTATTTGCGGGTTATCGGGGTTTGAGCCGATAAGAATTTCACTCATCTGAGTTCTCCATACGGGTTTTGAGGTCTAAGGCATATCCCCGTGCGATGTTAAGACCTCTAATCTCACCACACAGTTTTTTGTACTCTTCAAAGGTTTCAGGGCGACCCGAACTTATAAACCCCTCGAGTTGTTCTAATTTTTCGTCTAGTTGTTTAACTAGTAGTTCAAAAGCATCCATCATTCACCTTTTGTCGGTTGTTTGCTTGCGTTTCTTTGGTCTATCTGAGAAGCTACCTGCGTCATAAGTTGTGCCTTACTTTTTGCAATATCCGCACCTACCTTAAGACCTTCTATTTGCTGTTTAACATCTATATCTTGTTTGTTTTTGCTAATTTGTACACCAGCTTGTAAACCGGCAATTTCTTTCTGAGCGTCAATGCGTTCACGTTCAATAGCTGACCTATCTGCTTTATCCGCAGCTTCAATTTGTAGTTTCTGCTGTTTAATCTGCACTTCTTGCTGTTTTATTTGAAGTTCAGCCTGTTGCATTTGGACGAGTGGATCTTCTGCCTGTTGTTGAGCTTGTTGTTGAGCTATTTCCTGTTGGTTCATTTGGAGTAGTTGTTCAGCAGCTTGAGCTAGTAACGGTGAGAGACGTGCTTCGACTTCTGGGTCCATAGGTACATCTTCACCATGCTCGTCTTGTTGTGCAGGTAAGTTCATACCTAATTGTTTTTCTATCTGCTTGCGGTATTCCATACCAGTATGTTCATTGATATGGTTCATCATTGCAGCTTGAATCTGCGGAGCTAACGGGTTGTTCTCTAATATCTTAGCAATTTTTGGGTCTTGCATAGCAGACATATGAACTGTTAAATGAGCCTTATGGTCTTGATATAAGAATGCCTTTACCGGCTTCATCGCCAACACGTTTTGATTTTCGGTTACTGGATCGGTTGGTTTCTGATCCGCTTCCATAGGTATTAGTTTTTGTACATCCTTAATACCTAACACATCCAACATCTGACGATGTAACAAAGGCATGTTGTACATCTGTGGTGCGCCCTGCGCTAACTGTAGCACTGCTTGGTACTGCACAATTTTCTGCGCCATAGTACTAGCGTTCGGGTCACTAACTGGCACTACATCTACATTATCGTAGTCAGATTTTTTAGCCTTACGGTCCCCTTCAACCGGATCGTAGTTGTAATCCTCTGGAGTGTAGTCAGCAATAATTTTTTTAAGTAATCCAAGCTCACGCTTCATAGCGAAGTGCACTCGAGCCTGTACAGCTGACATTACTTTTAAGGTGCGCTCTAATATAGCTAATGTAGTACCAACTGGTGAGTTAGCCGACATATCACTAATTTGTAAGTCTGCAGTATTAGCAAACCTACGACCATCTTCAACAATCTGGTTCATCAACGCTAGCAATACTTGGCTAGGCTCTTTGTATGGGAGGGGTAAAAGGTTATCCCGCATAGTACCGCTTGGTACATCTGCATCACGCCATTCACCGGGAGAGATAGGAGTGTCATCTCCTTTAATCCGCATACCTCTAGTCTTGAACCCACCGGGTAGATTGCTTAAAGTACCCGCATCAACTAATTGACGGATAAGAGACGTACCAGATTTAGCGAACGCTCCTACAAGGTGTATAAGCCCGAAGTAATAAAAACCAAACCCCGGAACATATCCGTAGTGAACTAAGTGTTGTCTTTTCTGATATGAGCGATCATCAGATTCCCAATTACGACGAATAGATAATACGGTGTTGCTACCCTGTTCTATAGTAACGATGTAAGGTAACGCTATACCTGTAGGTTCACCATCTTCTTCATGCTCATACCCAGCTAGGTCTAGGTTGACCTGCATCTCGAGTATTTTATAGCGAGCGTCAGTATTAGCCCTAAAACCCATCTGCTCAGCTATCTTTTTCTCTACCTCATCAAGCGTATTGTTTGGCTCGCCAAGATCTACATCTCTATAAAACCCACCAACTTGTAACTTACGAAGTTCATTCTCAGTCTTTCTCATAACGTGCGTAACACGTTCAGCGGTCTCAATATTCGAAGCACCGTAAGGCACAACAATATCTTCTGCTGGTACAAATAACGATACTTGCCGCTCTAAGGAGGGGTCATAATACACTTTCTTAAACGCATTACCTGAGAGACCCAAGCCCCACAACATGCGCTCATGCTCTGGACGGTATTCGTTCATCACATCCATAAGCTGGTAGTTCATATCTTCTTGTACACGTACCGCAGCTTCTTTCTTATCGGGTGTTTCTTTACCTATGATCTGTGTTTTAACTGGGCCTGCAGCTGGGAACGTAGACATCATTGTTTCTGCTTGAAACTTCACAAGCGCTTCAGATAACAACGGGTGGTATACACCGCATGCTCCGGGCCAAGGCTCCGTACGTTCTTCTATTTTTAAGCCTAATAGCTCAAGACCATCTACATACGTCTGCATCCAATCACGCCTAGACGCTACGTCGTCATCATAGTCACCAATCAAATCATTAGCGAGGCTCTGGAGTACAGAGTCATCTATCTCTTCTGCTAAATTAATATTAAACTCGTCATCTGCCTCTTCAGCAGTGAACTCTAGGATGGGTTCGCCATCTAGCCCTATTGTTACTGACTCCGGGTCTTCAATCTCAATTTCAAGCTCAGGTCCTTGGTTCATTTCCTCAAGTGCATCTAATCCTTGGGGGGCAGCGTATAAACTTTTATCAATAGCCATAATATATCCTTAGTAGTACGCAGATTTTCTGCGACGAAATTCTTTAATGTCTTCTGGTTCATCACTAGCTAACCGTATGAACCCACCCCTGCGGAATCGCAGTAACGCTTGTGTTGTAGAATCAACCAAGTCATCATGTTCGCCAGAAGGAAATGACGCTACCTCTTCCACCAACTCATCTGCCCAACGTGTACCCGGAACCCATACTCTTCCTGACGCGAATAAATCAGATACTGCATTAAGCCTAGCTATTTTATCGTTACCTTTGCTCGGTGTATACTCCTGCACTGGTATACCCATCGCTCGAAGTTCAAATAACAACGGAGTACCTGAAGCTTTAGCCTCCACAATTAATGAATCTGGTTCCCATTCCTTCCACTCTTCAAACGCTCTTTGTTTAAGCTCGGGAAACTCCATGCGCTTTTTTAGGCTGTTCAACAATATTATATTGGCTTGGGGGATGCCCGTATCATCATCTTTGTAGAACACGCCCCATGTTGTGCATGCAGAATAATCGCTTCGTTGTGTCTTTAAAAACGCCGTATCCCAACTTTGAATGATAAAATCACAATGTGGGGGCTCATCCTCATCCCAGAACTGCCACCATTCACGCTTAATAATAGCATTTACGTCAGATGTGGGTTGTTGTTGGTACTGAGCCTGCCACTTACCTACTGGAAGTTCATTTTTTAACGCTTCTAACTGTGTTAAAGGCCAAAATTCAGGCCATAGTGGGTTGCCTGAGGGCAAAATTGCTGGAAATTCAATAACTTTCCACTCTTCCCCATCCCTTGCGGATGCAGATTTCAATACCTGCCCAGTTAGGTCCTTTTTGGACCATCTTGTCATAACAATAACTATAGCCCCACCCGGCTGTAGTCGCTGACGAGGACCCGACGTATACCACTCGTACGTTTTATCGTACACCTCAGGGTTAGTTTGAGCTATGGTAGCCTCTTGTTCTGAGTGTGGGTCGTCAATGATCAGGATATCTGCACCTTTACCAGTAACCGCACCACCTACACCAATAGCAAAGTAATCACCGCCGTGGTTAGTCGCCCATCTACCTGCTGCTTTACTATCTGACTGCAACCCTACGTTTGGGAATATGGATTTATACGCCTCAGAATCTACTAAGTTACGTACCTTACGACCAAACCCCACTGCCAGCTCAGCTGTGTGGGCTGTTTCAATAATCTTTTTGTTCGGGAACTTACCTAAAAACCAAGCAGGTAACAGGTATGAGGCAAACTCACTCTTCGTATGACGTGGTGGCATGTTAATTATCAGTCGTTTACACGTACCATTAGCAACTTCTTCAAACGCAGCTGCCATTTTCGCGTGATGCCTGCCCGGTATAAACGAAGGCCATACCTTCTCAACAAACGGTATAAATCTCTCCTGAGCTAACTCTTTATCCTTGAGCTCCTGTAACCGCTCTAACTCAACCAATAACTGATGTTGTTCACTTTCTGATAGCTTCGCCAGTATCGACGGTATGTCACTGAGGGACACTTGTTCCAGCAAACTTTTCGCTGGCTCCATCATTCGGGCTGCACCTGTGTAAGCTCACCTAAGTTAACCACTCCAAGCTCTGCATCCAAGTCATCACCTAACGGGGTTACATCAACTATATCTGCATTGAGCAATCTTTTAACCCTATCTTTAATAGCGTTTTCTAAGTCACCACTAGTTTTATAGTTAACCGTAATCTCACTACGCTCTGTGAACAGCCCAATATCACTATGTTTTCCTAGCAGCTCTAACGCACGTAACTCAAACTTTGGATCGCCACAATTAGCAATCTCCATAAGCTTAGCCGTCATCGCTGAACGCACTTCATGCACGTCAAGGGCTAACTGGTTACCGTATGCTTTAAGAAATTCCCTAGCTGCAAATGCTGCAGTGGGTTGTTGGAATGTAGATGCTTTCTGCCCAGATATTGCGGAGCTAACTAATCTTTTTGTTTTTTCTACGTCTTCTGGCGTTGCCTCTACCTGCATACCAAGACCTTCTAGCAAATCTACTGTGTTAGCAGTAACCGTCAATTCATCCTTAAACGTAGCCGGTTTTTCGTCAGCAATGTCATAGGGAATCTGGTGGTCGCTTGTAGGTTCTACGTTAATAGCAGGCATAAGTGTTCAGTGCGTTTTGTGGCTCCGATGGCGTAAGTATACATTAAATTATAAAAAATACTATATACACACCCAATAGGACCCAAAACAAGTGACGGGGGGTGTTTCTATAAATGCACGACATGAAGTGAGTTAAAAAATACTTAGGGGGTAGGGGGGGTCTATTTTGAAATGTGAGTGATGTAACGTGCAAATCATAGAGTAAGAGAGAGTGGGACTCCTTGTTGTTATTTTGGGGTGGTGGGGGTCGTATCTGTAGGCTTTTCGAAATTTTTTTTGCTTTAAAGCGTTTTGCTAGGCTTTTCGAAAATTTTTTTGAGAATCTAACATTTGTTAGTTTATTTATTGTTTACATTGTATGTCGTTTTAACCCTATTTTGTGGTATAATATAGGTGTAAGACAAGAAGAAGTAGTTTAAAACTAATACCTAACATTTGTTAGGTTTCACTTGAGAGAGAAAATATCATGCAAGTAACATCTATTCAACAGTTCGACGATGCCTCATTAGAATTAGCCATGCATCGTGAGGGTTTGGTCAACGGGGTTGCAAAGACTGGTGATCTCGTTTTAGCGTATGCCCGTTCAATGTGCACCATGTTCGATCAGGTCGATGCGGTTGGCGAACGTGTGGTCGCTTGGTTTGATTTGAAGGGCAAGGATAAGGTAGGCGTTAAGGCTGAACGTGCGTTGTTCGCGAAGTCCATGGCTGATGCGGGGTTTGAGAAGGGTACGGTTGACGTTTACTGGCAGAGGGTGAAGGAAGCCAGCGGTTATATAACTGCGGGTAACCGTGCGAAAACTGCCCTTGATGTTGACTCGTTAACCTTCAAGGACTTGGCTACAATCTTAAACCGTATCTTGGCTCACGACCAGTTGGACGGTTCGGCTGAGAAGTCAAATAAAGTTAAGGCTTTACTAATTGAAGCATACGAAGGCA